CGCATAGACGATGCGCGGCCACTTGCCCTCTTGAATCACGGTGATTGAACGCACGTCGGCGACCCCGCCCCGCCGCCAAAACTCTACCGCTTGTTCGATCGTCGCCGGCTGCACACAGCACCGCTTCGACCACCACTCCCGCGACTTGGCGCCGTAGTTTCCTTCGTGCTCAATGCCCACCCATTCGCTAATCACGCGCGGCATGTCGCCCGATTCTTTGGCGCACTCGTAATCGACGCGCAGCGTCCGCGAGCCCGTGGCCTTCTTCGTGTGCAGCGAGTACCGCACGGACTCCACCAGCCACAATTCCGGTTCCACCATGGCAGCCAAAATGGCTTTGTCGCTCGCCTTCTCGCCGTGCGGTGATGTCTCGGCATCGACCGGGAATTCCGCTCCGCAATGGATGCACAGCTTGCAGCCGGCTGGCGACATTTCGCCGCAGTCTTCGCACTTCTTTTCCGGCGCTCCACCACCGCCGCCGGATGGCTTTTTCATCTTGCCGTAATCCGGGGAATCGAGCGGCCCATGCCGCTCGACGTTCTCGCCGAAATCGAGAATCAGGCAATCCGCTTTGCCTTCGGCTAAGCGAAAGCCACGCCCGCAAATCTGAGCAAACAAGCCTGGCGAACATGTCGCGCGAAGCACCGCAATGCAGTCGATGGCGGGCGCGTCAAAGCCAGTTGTTAGCACGTCGCAATTGACCAGCCATCGCAAGCCGCCATCGCGGAACGCCGCGATATACGCCGCCCGCTCTAGCTGCGGCGTGTCGCCCGTGATCACCTCCGCCCGCTCGCCAGCCGTCTCGGTGATGAGCCTCCGCACCAGTTCCGCATGGCCGACGCCAGCGGCGAAAATGAGCACACTCCGCCGGCCTGCGGACCGCGCCACGATCTCCGCGACGGCCCGCTTGGCAACTTCCAATTCGCTAAACGCGGCTTCCATCTGCGCGGCCACAAACTCGCCCCGCGCCACCTTCAGTTGGCTCGTGTCAATCGACGCGTCGCCAGCCCTAGCCACAAGCGGCGACAGATAGCCTTGCTCGATCAATCGCGCTACTGGTGCCTCGTAGCTCACGCCCGCGAATAGCGAGCCCTCGCCGACGATCTCGCCTTGTCCCGTGCGGTAGGGCGTCGCCGTCAGCCCCACTAGCCGACACTTCGGATTGATGCCGATTAAGTCCCCGAGGAACGTGCGATACATGCCGGATTCCGCCACGTTGACGAGGTGGGCCTCGTCGATCAAAACCATCTGCCTCGCACCAAATTCGTTGGCTTTGCGATAGCAACTCTGTATGCCCGCGCAGACGATTGACGGATCGGTGTCGCGGCTGCCAAGTTTGGCAGCGTAGATGCCGACCCGCTGCCCTGTCAGCGCTTCGATTTTCGCCGCGTTCTGTTCGAGTAGCTCGCTGCGGTGGGCAAGCACCATAACCCGCCCGCCGCTCTTGACTACGCGCCGCACAAGCTCGGCAATCACAATCGACTTGCCCGCGCCCGTCGGTAGCACGATGACCGGCGAGCCCGGATAGAGCTTGAGATACTGCCAAGTGTGATGAACGCTTTCGCGTTGATAGTCGCGGAGTTCAATCGCCATCAAACAGCCTCCCCTGCTCCGCCTGCGGACGGCCGATCGGCAGACAGTGCGGACTCGCCCAGAGGCGTTCCCGCTTCTGCTGATGCCCGCCCTTGGTCTTGTCCTGGCGAATATTGCCCATTCCGCCGCGTAGATGACCCGCCGCGAACCATTCATGCACGGTCCAGCCGTGCGATTCCAGTTCGACGTGTTCGCTGTCGAACCCCGCTAGCACAATGCGAAACTTCGGATCGGCTCCGTTGGCGACGCACCACGCACGCACGTCGTGCGCGACCGTGCCCGATTCCATCGCGTACAACGTCATGTCGCGGCTAGCCTCCGCCGAGTAGGGCGGATCGAGGAACACCGCACACGGCCCCTTGCCTTGCCGCACGGGCAGCGTGTGCGCCGCTCCCGTCGTGCATACCCGCGACCAGTCGCCGTTGATGATTCGCACGTGCCGCAGTCGCGCCGAAAGCCACTGGAACCACCGCACTAGCTCCGGCATCGTGAGCGGATGAAACTCGTTGGCCGGATCGTCGGACAGCACTCCAGGTTCGCGCGTCGCGGGATGGTTGACGCCTTTGCCATCGTTGCCGAGGTGCGGCAGGTCGCGAGTGACTCCCGGTTCGCGCAGCTGCGGACGATTGACGCCCTTGCCGTCGTCGGCAATGTTCGGCCGGTTGCGAGCGACTCCCGGTTCGCGCGTCGACGCATGGTTGACGCCATTGCCATCGTTGGCAATATGCGGCCGGTTGCGAAAGACTCCCGGCCCATCGCCTGCGATGTCCTTCCATTTGCGAATCCGCCCCGTCACCGGATCGCACGTCCATGGCGCGTTGCCATCAAACGCCCCGATCTGCACGCACGTGCCCCACAGCCACCAGCCCGCGATCAGCGGATCACAGTAGTCGTGCGTGCCCGCCAGCCGCTCGAAATCCTTCTCTTTGCGCCATTGCAGCACCCTGATCTGCCGAGCGTTTTTATCGAGTTCCGTCACCGGCCAACTAGCATGGCGAGCGGTCTCCTCGGGATGGTATTGCATCGCCCGCCATGCGTTGACCACAAGCCCATCAAGGTCGTTGACCGTCTCCGAGTAATACTTGCGGTTGCACGGATGGGGACGATTCAGCAGCACTGCCCCGCCGCCGAAAAATGGCTCCACGTAATGCACGCAGTCGCCGAGTAGCTGCCATACAAGCGGCGCGGCTTGGCTCTTGCCGCCGAACCACGGAAACGGCGTCTTCCTGTAGTTCACACGGCCGTCGTTTTCAATATCGTCGTTGTCGTCGATTGTGTCGCTCATGTACCTTCCTCCAGTTTGCAAACGGCTTCACGGGCTGATTTGTATTCCGCGACGGCTTTCGCAAACGCGTTCCACGTGCCGTTTGCGTTTCCGCTATCGCACCACGCCATCCACGCTTCTATCGCTCGCTCCGCCGCTTCAGCCCTGCGGATGCAAGCGTCAAACATGGCAATCCATGGCTGCTGCTCGTGCTTGTATGCACGCCATGTGTCTATTTCTAGTCGTATGTCAACCAGTTCCTCTAGCGTCTTTTCGCTCATGTGTCACTGCCCTTTTTCTTTGCTTTTCCGCCCACAACATTGACTTGACACATCTCCGACCATCCATTTGTTTTTTCAAAATAAAACGCTTGCGCATCCGCCTTTTTCACAAACGCTTTCGTTTTGTGGAAATGCATCTTCGTTTCCACGTCAAGCCACTCTTTTCGCACAACCCAAACTTTCATTTTGCCACCTCGTCAACGCAACTCCACCACCCAATCCCAATAGCGCGTCGCGGATTCGAACCGCGTCCTAAACGACCGCAGGCGACAACAAGCCGCCGACAGAACGGCATCCCACGCCGTCCGCCGCGCTCCGCGTCCTATTGCTGCGCGTCCCAATACGGCGTTTCGTCGTCGTCTGAAACGCTCGGCATGGCTGGCGCCGCCGCCTGCGGCGGCGCGGATTGCGTCGCCTGCCATGGCGCCACCTTCTTGAGGCTGTTCCGCAGGTCGTCGTTGGCGTCTTTGCGGACGCCCAGCGTCACTTGCAGCCGCTTGCCGACCAGCTGCGCGGCGCTGGTGAGTTCCTTCAAGCCGACCGCCTCCATGATTTTGGCCAACTGTTTCTTTGCGATCTTTCGCACGTCTTCCCTTTCATGGCAGACGTTCAAATTTTCCCAGTGCTTGCGGCCGTTCACTGCCGGCGTCAGCATGGAAAATTCGACGCTAATATATTGCGCCCCGGCCTTGGACGTTTTAACCTCCGCGCCCGTTATCGCCGCGCGATACGTGCCCTCCGGAATGACGTCGCTCGTATCGACTTCTTCACTCCGAAACGCGCCGCCCAGTAAATTGCTAATATCACTCATTGTTCGCATCCCCTTCGTTAGCTGTCTCAATCTTCGCGGCCTGCACAGTGCTTGCCGCAACACCACCACCCGGCCAATGCTTCTGGTATTCGGCCCACTGCATTGGCAATTCGTCCGGCAGGTTAAGCCGGTTCTTTGCTTTGACGGCAGCACTGTGCCGAGTCCTGACATACCGCTCGTCATCACCGACGGCGAGCGTGCGTTGCTTCGCGTCGCCTGTCTTGCGGAACACCGTCCGATAGCTGGCGAATAGCACCTCGTCGCACCATTCCCGCAGCACACTCGACGCCGCCTTGTGCAAGTCTGGCGACCATTGCTCATACGTTTCCGCCTCCGGGTCAAGCACCTTCTCCGGCGAGCAGTGCCCGAGCAACACCAGGTTCATGCCGCGTTTGCTCGCCAGCGCTTCCATGGTGGCGAGCAGTCTTTCGAACTCCGTGGCGGCCGCCAAATAGCCTTTACCAAACCCGCCTGCGGCCTTTTCGATTGACTTTACGCCGTCCGCCTTGCAGATATCCGCGTGAATCATCCGCTCGACCCAATCCACGGTGTCCAGCACCACGGAACGATAGTCGTGCGGCTGTTCCCACAGCCACCGCAGCGCGCCGCGAACGTCTTCCAATGTCCGTAGTCGCGGCGACTTGTCGCACGCGATGTCCGCCAGTCCGCCCTCGCAGTCGAGGAAGATCGGCGATGGCGCACCCGCCGCCCAAGTGCTCTTGCCGACGCCCTCCTGCCCGTAAAGTAAAACCCGCCTCGGCCGCTGCTGACGGCCCGTCAAAATCTTCACTGCTCAATCTCCTTTGGCACATCGATCACCGGATAAACACGCCGCTTGCCAAGCGCGATGGCTTGATCGGCACCCATCCAATACCAGTCGCGTCCGAGGTGTCGCACGTACCTCGGACCGCCACGCACATAGCCCTCAATCCAATACCAACCCTCGCCATTCGGCTCGCTGAGCCAGCCGTCTGCCGTCATACCGCACCCCATATCGCGACGTCGTACACGGCCGAGCAAACGCACCAGCCGAGGAACGCCGACACCGCGATCATTACCACCGCAAACCATTGGTCGTTAGTCATTTCTTTTTCCCTTGTTATCGTTCTTCGTGTGGCATCCAAGCGTAAACACGTTTTAATACCGGCTTCCATTTAGTGTCTGATTCACGATCCTTCCATCCGTGCAATTTAGTTTCACAGTACGTATCAATTTCGGCCGTCCATTCCGTCACCCATGTATTGGTAAAGTAATCCTGCTCTGCACTGTACTCAACTTTCAATCCGCTGCCGCATTCTGGGCACGTAGCAACGCGACTCGGAACACGCTTGCGTCGCGTAACGCTCATCTCGCCAACCTCCCTTCGATTGCTTCGTCCTGCTCTTGCCCCTCCGTCCGAAACGCCTCCATCGCCCCGCCGCCCACCATGCCGCTTGGCGGATCGTATCCGCACCAGCCGCACAGCCAACAGTGCTCGATAGCTGCCGTCAG